AAAGAGAAATGAACGAAGGTGCAAAGCCAGACTTCATCGACGCAGATAAAGACGGCGACAAGAAAGAACCAATGAAGAAAGCATTTGCTGACAAGAAGAAGAAAAAGAATGAAAGCAGAGAAGGTTACTTTGCAGCAATTCGTGAACGTGCAACTGACGAACTTATCCCAGAAACATGGATTGATTCAGCTATTCAGCGTATGCGTTTAGGCGAATCAGATATCCGTGAATTAAAAGCAGAATTAAAATTACGCTATGACCTAAGCGACTCACAGGCAAGCTGGACATTATGTGAAGGCGAAGAAGATAGAGCTGAATACATCTTAACAACTAAGGACATGGTTGGTACCGTTACTAAGTGGTTAGAAGACGTTGCTGCAATGAAGGCAGAACAGTTATTAGAAATCATGGACTCTATAAGAGAGAACCAAGGCAGTGATGTAGCGGCACAATATGAACAAGCAGTAAAACCAGCTCTAGAGGCAATCTATGCAGCATTAGAAGCACAACGTGGCAACTTATCTAAAGGTTTAGCAATTGTTTCAGGCAAAGAAGTTGAAACAGACATGATGGGAGCAGGTGCAGCACCAGTTCCAGGCGAAGGCGAAATCGGCGGTGCAGACTTAGGTGCACCAGCAGCTGGTGAAGAAGGACCACTTCCTGCAGAAGAAACTCCTGCTCCAGAAGCTGAACGTATGAAGCGTGAAAGCGTTGAGTACAGCCGCAGACTAGGCATGTTGTTAAGTTCAAAAAAAAAATAATTGAGAGTATCGATCCTCTTGTTGTTTTATTAAGAACATTACAATCACAAGCAAATAATCAAGGATCCGGGGCGCCGATGACTTGGAAGGCATTATCAAATGCCACTCAAGATTCAGGTGCCCCTTCTATTGACTACACCAGCTTCGATGCTCGCTGGAAGCAAGAAGAACAATTACCACCAGAACAACAGATCTTACACAATTTAGTAGATCGTTACGACGGTACTGGATTAGTAATTAAAACAACTAAACAAGAACCAGGTGTGCATGGCGACGAAATTGAAAGTAATGCCGCTAGCAAAAACGCACAAATGGCAAGACACGCTATAGATTTTTCTTGACCAGCAAGGCCTAAAGCTATATACTAGCATATGGCCTTATTAATAGAAAAATATAACTATGTGCCGATCAACAGAGAAAGCGTAGAAGGCAAACGTCTATACGCTACTCCAGACGGTAGCAAAGTTCCTAGTGTTACAACAATACTAGATAAAACAAAACCAGAAGAAAGCCGCATAGCACTAGCAAATTGGCGTAAAGCTGTTGGAGAACAAAAAGCCCAACAGATTACTACAGAAGCTGCTAATCGCGGTACTCGTATGCACAAGTATCTTGAAGACTATGTCAAAGGAGAAGTGCTCAAAGAATCAGTATCTAACCCATATGCACAACAAAGCCTAGATATGGCTAAGATTGTTATTAGTAAAGGGTTCCATAAGATTAACGAAGTTTGGGGAGTAGAAGTACCTTTATACTTCCCAGGTCTATATGCGGGAACTACTGATTGCTGCGGAGTACACGACGGCGATGAAGCGATTCTAGACTATAAACAAACAAATAAACCTAAAAAACGTGAATATATTGACGATTATTTCATTCAGCTTGCTGCTTATGCAACAGCACACAATGAAGTACACGGAACTAGTATTCGCAAGGGTGTTATTTTAATGTGTTCAAAAGACTTTGAATATCAGGAATTTATACTAGAACCGACAGATTTTGAATATTGGCAAAACCGTTGGTTTGATCGCGTGGAACAATACTACCGCGAAAACTGATAAATATCCCATATAGAGGATATTTTATTATGGCAGTAGTCCAGATTAGTCGAATTCAAATCCGTAGAGGTAAAGCAAATGCCGGAACAGGTATTCCGCAGCTTGCCTCTGGCGAACTAGCATGGGCAGTTGACACCCAAGAATTATACATTGGTAGTGGGTCAGTTGCTGAAGGTGCTCCTGCCGTAGATAACATTAAAGTTATTACAGAGCTTGATCTTGCTGTAAACAACAACATTTTAAATTTACTTCAGTACGTTTATAAAGTTTCTGACCCAGGAATGCAAACCGGTGATACTGCAAATACTCCAGTATCAAGATCAATTCAAACTCGTTTAGATGATCAAATCTCTGCTGCTGACTTTGGAGCAAATGGTGATGGTGCATTAACTGACGACACAGTTGCATTACAACGTGCTATCGATCAATTGTTCTTAAACACAACTCGTACAAAGGCAAGTGACCCTAGTGTTGACGGCATTAAGAATCGAGTTATTTTAAATATTCCAGCTGGTGTTTATAATGTTTCTAGCACACTTTATATTCCTAGCTATTCGGCACTTGTAGGCGAAGGTGCTGATTGCACAATTATTAATTTTACCGGTACTGGTCCTGCAATCCAGTTTGTTAACGATAGTTCTGTTCCAGGCACACCTAGTCCATTAAGTAACACAGGTAGTACTGACAATCCTAGATTTATTTTAATCAAAGGATTAACGATCCAAACTAACGATGACACACAATCTTGTCTTGTACTTGATGCTGTAACAAACAGTGTCTTTGAAAGCATTTCGCTTAAAGGTGTTATTGCAAATCCGTCATCAACTGACAACATTGGTATTGTAATAAATGCTAAATCTCATCTAATCACTAGTGAACACAACTTGTTTAGAGATATTACTATTGATGGATTTAGTTATGCAGTTTGGTCCGACTCGGACATTAGTCATAACACATTTAGAGATGTTTACATTTCTAACTGTCATACAGGATACAGCTTAGGAAAAACTGTTGGTGCTGGCCAATTATACGGACCAAGACGAACACTTATTGTTAACAACGATTTTGAATACATTGATGAATATGCTGTATTTGTAGGCGGAGTAAATGACGGTTCAACCCAAATGAACAACAGTATTAAAGACTGTCGTTTAGTTAACGTTGGTAATGATCAAGGTAATAACGCCCAACCGTTGTATCCGCAAATCTATTTTAGATCAATTGGTAATCATATTGATAACGTTAAATCAGATAGAACTGATGCTTTATCAGGCACTGCTTATACTGATGTACAATACATGCCAGAAGTTGCTGGGCACGTTGTTTATAAATCTTCTAGTACAAGAGAAGTATCGTTGACTACAGTTAATGGATACCAAGGCATTGCATTTAGATTACCAGTGTCAACAGACGAGCAGGGCAATTCAGTTAAGAGTATTTCTTATACTATTGATTATGTTTATAGAGTTGATACTCCGGGCGACATTGGCAACCCATCAGGTTGGCATTATAGCCGCAGAGGCACCTTAAAGGTAAACGCAGACTTAGACGCATCGATTTCGTTGAACGCCCCTTATGTTCAATTGTCAGATGAATACGAGTTTACCGGTTACGACCCACAAGGTACATATGCCACTGACTTAGACTTCCGTGCAGTGCTAACAAACATTGACAGCACTCCGTTTGTTGACAGTCTTGGATACCCTGTAACGCTACAAATTAATTACGCAAGTACCATTGCTGGTGGTACATTAGTGTATTCATACGTAGCCACTTCTTAAAAATACTTTAATATATCTTAGCCATCTCTGTTGACCATTTTAATAAATGCGTATATAATTTTTTTTACTCCTGTAATAAGGTAAGTCGAAGAAAGTATTCTTGTTTAAACCCGCATCGTTTGTGCGTAAAACCTAAGAGTTTCAAGAAGATTTGGGATAGATGGTCTCATCTATAAATACTTCCTAAACGGCATAAACATTATTCACAAGAGCGGAACGGACAGATGACAAAAATTACAGTAATTAAAAGATCAGGTAGTAGAGAACCACTAGCAGTAGAAAAGTGGCAAGCTCAGGTAGCGAAAGTATGTAGTGGAATTGCTGACGTAAGTCAGTCGATGATTGAAATTAAAAGTCAACCGCATTTTTATGATGGCATTACTACAAAAGAAATTGACGAAGTGACTTTGAGAGCGATTGTTGATTTAATTGATGTTGAATCAAACCCGGACATTGGACACACTAATTATCAATTCGTAGCAGGCAAGCAAAGATTGTCTATGTTACGCAAAGATGTATACGGTGATTATCAAGTCCCACATATTTTAGATATTGTTAAAAAGAATATCAGTGTTGGACTTTACACTCCAGAACTTCTAGAATGGTATTCGGAAGATGACTGGAACAAAATGAACGAAATGCTCGATCATGATAAAGACGAGCAATATTCATATGCGGCCATTGAGCAGTTGATTGAGAAGTACTTGGTACGCAATCGTGCTACAAAGGAAATATATGAAACACCTCAAATTAGATACATGGTGGCCGCTGCTACGGTGTTCCACAAAGAAGAGCCTAACCAAGCTCGTATGCGTTTTATCAAAGAGTATTATAACTGTGCTTCAGATGGTTTGTTTACTCTTGCTACTCCCGTTTTGGCTGGTCTTGGAACTCCTACTAAGCAATTTTCTAGTTGCGTTCTTATTCGTTCTGATGATGATTTGGACTCCATTTTTGCTTCTGGTGAAATGATGGCCAAGTATGCTAGCAAACGTGCTGGCATTGGATTAGAAATTGGACGACTACGTCCACTGGGCAGTCCCATCCGTGGCGGAGAGATCATGCACACAGGTATGATCCCATTCCTTAAGAAATGGTTTGGCGATTTACGTTCATGCTCACAAGGTGGTATCCGTAATGCAAGTGCTACAGTCTTTTATCCAATTTGGCATCATCAGTTTGATGACCTTATTGTCCTTAAAAACAATCAAGGTACAGACGAAACGAGAGTCCGACACATGGACTACGGTGTGGTACTATCAGCTTTCTTCTGGAGACGATTTAAAAACAAAGAACAAATAACATTCTTTGATCCAAATGAAGTTCCAGACCTGTACGAAGCATTCTATAGCAATACAGAAAAGTTCGAAGAGTTGTATGTTAAGTACGAAAAACAAAAAGGCTTGCGTAAAAAATCTATGCCAGCTGAAGAAGTATTCAAAGGTGGTATCTTAAAGGAGCGCACTGATACTGGACGAATCTACTTAGTCTTTGTTGACAATGTAATGAACCAAGGACCGTTTGATCCAGAATACCACACAATTTATCAGTCAAATTTATGCTGTGAAATTCTTTTACCAACTAAGCCTTTCAAGCGCCTTGATGACGATTCTGGTAGGATCGCTCTCTGTACTCTTGGATCTATCAACTGGGGAGCATTCCGCAATCCAGAAGATATGCGCCGCGCTTGTCGTATTCTTCACCGCAGTCTTAACAATATATTGGATTATCAAGACTTCTTATCCATCCAATCAAAACTAAGCAATGACGAGATCCGTCCAATTGGTATTGGTGTTACTAACTTAGCCTACTGGCACGCCAAACGTGGCTTCAAGTATGGGGAAAAGGATGCACTACAGGATGTTAAAAGCTGGATGGAACATCAAGCATATTACTTAACAGAGTCATCAGTTGAATTAGCACGAGAGCGCGGTTCTTGTACACATAGTGAACATACAAGGTACGGGCAAGGTCAATTTCCATGGGAACTACGTGCTAATGGCGTTAACGAACTTGCTGACTTTACTCCAGAACTTGACTGGGAGACACTCCGTGCTAACATGAAACAATACGGAGTTCGCAATGCTACACAAATGGCTATTGCGCCAGTTGAAAGCAGTAGTGTTGTTATTAACAGCACTAATGGTATTGAAATGCCGATGTCACTTATTTCAACTAAAGAATCAAAAGCAGGATCTTTTACACAAGTTGTACCAGACTACCACAAGTTAAAGAACAAATATCAACTAATGTGGGAGCAGAAAGACTGTGTTGGTTATCTAAAGACATCGGCAGTATTAGCAGCGTATGTAGACCAAAGTATTTCTACAAATACATTCTACAATCCGGCACACTTCCCAGAGCGTAAAGTTCCAACAACATTAATTGCTAAGAACTTAATGCAAGCTCAACTATGGGGTATTAAAACATTCTACTATAGTTTGATTAACAAACAAGGTGCCAAAGCCCAAACCGAAGTGCCGGCAGAAGTAAACGGAATTCAAACAAGTGGTATGAATGGTTATCACAACATTGAATTAGATGACGACTGCGAGGCATGTAAACTATAATGGACGCATACGACTTACACCAAGAATTATTTAAGGCGTGGCAGCAAATAGCACACAAGGCTGATGCTGCCAGCATTAAAAAGAACTGGAACGAAACACTCGTTTACGTTGACGGCAAACAAGTCACTGGTGTTAAAATTGTAGATGGCAAAATTGAACTAGAAACTAAATGACTTTTAATTTTATTAAGAATGTTTTGCAAGAAGGCAAAGCACATAAACTTTCAATTGAATCGTTACCCTATAGTTACGAGGACCTAGATCCTGCTGTATCAAAAGACACACTAGACTACCATTATGGTAAGTTAGCTAAAGCCTATGCCGAAAGATACAACAACGGCAAAGGTGATCCAAACTTTAACGAAGCAGGTGTGTTCCTACATAATATATTGTTTCAACAATACAGAGAATACAATAGCCAAAATAAACCAACCGGTTCTGTACTTGAATTAATCGAAGGCAAATTTAAATCATTTGATAATTTCAAAAAAGAATTTACAGAAGTAGCAATGAAAATTCAAGGCAGTGGTTGGGTTTATCTATCTAAGTCAGGTGATATTAAAACTATTAAGAATCACGAGATTAAGAAAGACATATTAGTGTTAGTTGATTGGTGGGAACATGCATGGGCACTAGACTACCAAGCAGACAAAAAGAAATATTTAGAAAATCAGTGGAAAATTATAAACTGGGATTACATTAATGAGTCAAGCGCAATATAACTTAAACACAAAGACAGACTATCTTCATCGTAAGATGTTTTTGGATCCAGCAGGTCCAGTTACTATTCAACGTTTTGAAGAAGTAAAATACAATAAAATTGCTGACTATGAAAAGACAGCACGTGGCTTCTTTTGGGTTCCAGAAGAAGTTAGTCTAACTAAAGACGCACAAGACTTTAAGGAATCAAGCGATGCGGTTAAACATATCTTCACTAGCAATTTGCTTCGCCAAACAGCTCTTGATTCTTTGCAAGGTCGCGGCCCAAGTCAAATCTTTACTCCGGTCGTAAGCCTTCCTGAATTAGAAGCATTAGTTTACAACTGGACATTCTTCGAAACAAACATCCATTCTAGAAGTTACAGTCATATCATTCGTAACATTTATAATATTCCAAAAGAAGTGTTTAACACTATCCATGACACAGCACAGATTGTTGACATGGCTTCTAGTGTTGGAAACTACTATGATGCACTACACCAAATTAACTGCAAGGTTGAAGCAGGTATTGCAGTTACAGAAGATGAACACATTAAAGCAATCTATCTAGCACTACACGCAAGCTATGCGTTAGAAGCGTTCCGCTTTATGGTTTCTTTTGCTACATCATTAGCAATGGTTGAGAACAAAATCTTTATCGGTAATGGAAACATTATCAGTTTAATTTTACAAGACGAGTTGCTACACAAAGGCTGGACTGCATTCTTGATCAATCAAGTTATCAAGGAAGATCCACGCTTTGCTAAGATTGCAAAAGAATGTGAAGCAGAAGTTATACAGATATATAAAGACGTTATTAGAGAAGAAAAAGAGTGGGCTGACTATTTGTTTATGAAAGGGCCTGTTATTGGTCTTAACGCAAATATCCTACGTGAGTTTGTTGACTATACAGCAGTTGGCGCACTAAAGGATATTGGTATTAAGTATTGGGAACATGCTCCAAAGACAACTCCAATCCCATGGTTCAACAAACATAGCGACACAAGTAAAAAACAAAGTGCGTTACAAGAAACAGAATCAACAAGTTATGTAATCGGTGTAATGGGCGACAAACTCAATTACGACGAATTACCAGAAATTTAAAGGAAATAAAATGATTACGGTTTATTCAAAGCCTCAGTGCCCCTTCTGCGATCAAGCAAAGGCACTATTAGAACAAAAGGGCATTCCATTTACAACAGTTGATGTATCAGTGGACCCACATGCAAGAGAAAAGATTATGGATCTAGGATTACGTAGTGTTCCTCAGATTTTTAATGACGGTGTACTTCTACCGGGCGGCTATCAAGGTTTAGCAGGTCAACCAGAAGAATTTTGGACAACATTAAAGGGATAATATGTTAATTGATAAAGGCGTATCAGAGGGTGAAGTAATTACTCTTAAACTTACAAGCGGTGAAGAGTTAGTTGCTAAGTTAGTACAAGAAACAGATAGCTATTACAAGTTAAGCAGACCAATGGTTATTGGCATGGGCAAACAAGGCCCAGGATTAATGCCATACTTGTTTACAGTTAATCCAGAGAAAGATGTTAAATTGTTAAAACAAACAGTAACAGTAGCAGAAGCAACTGATCAAGAGTTTGCTAAACAGTTTATTGAAAGCACATCTGGCATCCAATTAGTGTAAATATACATATGCCAGCAGTAGCACGAGATGGAGACCCTACAACAACCGGACACGGTTGCGATGGATCTACGACTGTAACAGGCCCATCTGGTGCTGCCGCTAAGGTGTTTGCAAATAATATTGCAGTTGAGTGCGCAGGCGATCCAACAGTAGTTCATCGGTACGGTGGAAGGAATTGTTCTGCATCACATGCTGCTGCTATTAATGCAGGGTCTGGCACAGTATTTGTAGGTGGCAAAGCTATTGCTAGAGTTGGCGATTCAACAGACGGTGGAGCCATTACAGCTGGTTCCGGAGATGTTTACGCTGGTTGACAACCCAAAAACTATTTGCTATAATGCGAGTATGAATAAAATTATACTCACAGACGCAGACGGTGTATTACTTGATTGGGAATGGGCATTCCGTGTTTGGATGCTCGAAAAAGGTTATACACTAACACCAGATAATAAGAACAGTTATTATCTACATCACCATTTTAACGAACTTACACAACCAGAAGCCAAAAAGCAAGTAAAGATTTTTAATGAATCTGCTGCAATTGGTTTCCTCCCTGCCCTACGGGATAGTGTACACTATGTTAAAAAATTACACGAAGAACACGGATATAGTTTCCGTGTTATTACAAGCCTTAGTTTAGATAGGAATGCTCAGAAGTTGCGTGAAATGAATCTACATAAGATTTTTGGAAACGCAATTGAATCAGTAACTTGTTTAGACACAGGCGCAGATAAAGACGAAGCACTTGCACCTTATAAAGACAGTGGTCTATTCTGGATTGAAGACAAGCCAGAAAATGCCGATGTTGGATATAAGTTAGGTCTTAA